GAGGAGCTGCGCGCCGGGTTGAACGACGAGGATCTATGGAAGCAGGAATACAAACTGGAATTCCTGGACGAAGCCAGCGCCTGGCTGACGTTCGAGATGATCGCGGCCTGCGAGGACACCGATGCCGGCATCCCTTCGAAATACACAGGCGGCCCTTGCGTGATCGGGAACGATATCGCGCGCCGCAACGATCTGTGGGTCGCGTGGGTCTATGAGATTGTCGGGGACGTGCTGTGGACGCGTGAGATCGTCACGCTGAGGAACGCGCCGTTCGCCCACCACGATGCCGAAATCGCGCGGCTGTTCAATCAATACAACGTCACGCGCATGGTCATGGATCAGACTGGCATGGGCGAAAAGCAGGTTGAGGACATGAAGTCGGCGCACGGCGCCGGACGTGTCATCGGCATGCTGATGACGCCGGGCAACCGGATGAACGTGGCGCTGGTCGGCCGGCAGGGTTTTGAGGATCGCCGGGTACGCATTCCGGCCGGTGATCCGGTGCTGCGATCTGACCTGCACAAGATCAAGAAGGTCAATTCAGAGACCGGCATCCCGCGCCTGGTCGCCGACAGCGACGCCGAAGGCCATGCCGATCGGGCCTGGGCCGCGATGCTGGGCATTGCCGGTGCCGACCCGTTCATCACCCGACCGAACGATGGGCTGTTGCAATTCTATCGGCGCGAAGCCGAGGCGGCGAAACAACGCCGCGACAACAAGGACATACAGGCATGAGCGACAAACCGGCGAAATTCGGGTTGCTGTCGCGCGCCGAAGCCGCCTGGACGATGGTGCGCACCGGCCAGCCACCGCAGTGGTTCAGTCCCTCCGCACCTATGGCGCCGATGGCACCGCCAGAGGCCGCAGGCCGGCGGTTCGATTACAAGACCAGCATCAATGCCCAGGCGACGCCGCGGGCGGAGGAGGAGATCGGGTTCCCGGCCCTGCGTAATCTTGCCAAGAACTACGACATTTTGCGGATCTGCATGGAGACCCGGAAGAACCAGTTGGTCGGTGAGAAATGGGCGATCCAGACCCGTGAAGGCAAGCCGAAGGCCGAAGTGGCACGCATCAAGCTGTGCACTGAATTCTTCGAGTTTCCCGACAAGGAACACGACTGGGATCAGTGGTCGCGGATGCTGATCAACGACATGCTGGAGATCGATGCGGCGACGATCTACCCGCGCTGGACCAACGGCGGCGATCTTTACTCGCTGGACCCGATCGACGGGGCAACGATCAAGCCGCTGATTGACGACTGGGGACGCAGGCCGATGGCGCCTGATCCGGCCTTTCAACAGTTTCTGCATGGCGTTCCGGCGGACAATTATAACGCCGAGGAACTGCTGTATTTTCCCCGCAACGTGATGACCCATCGGCTGTATGCGATGGGACCGGTCGAACAGATCGTGTTGACCATCAACACCGGCCTGCGCCGGGCGATGCACAAGCTGACTTACTACACCGAGGGCACCGTCCCCGATGCGCTGTGCGGCGTGCCGGAAAACTGGACGATCGACCAGATCACCGAATTTCAGGACTATTTCGACGGCATGCTGACGGACAATCTCAGTCAGCGCCGCAAGCTCCGCTTCGTGCCGGCCGGCATCGCCAAGGCGTTTATCCAGACCAAGGAAGGCGTGCTGAAGGACGAATTCGACGAGTGGTTGGCGCGGGTGGTTTGTTACGCGCTGGACGTGCCCAATCAGTGGGCCGTGAAGCAGCAGAACCGGGCAACGACCGAAATTGCCGGCGAGCAAGCCGATGATGAAGGGAGGGTGCCCACCAAACAGTGGATCAAGTCAGTGGTCGATCGCTGCCTGCGCGGGCCGCTGAAGTCTCCCGACCTGGAATTCGTGTGGCAGGGCAAGCATCAGCCCGATCCGCTGGTCGTCGCTCAGACGAATGCGGTCTATCTCGAAAAGGGTGTGATCTCGATCAACAAGGCGAGGGAGGATATCGGCGAAGCCGCCGTGCCGGGCGGCGATCGGCTGTTCGTCATCACCAGCACCGGTGTGGTGCCGCTGGCGCCGTTCCTTCAGGGCGATGAGATGGCGACTGAGTCGGGGCTTCAGGAAACGGCGCCACCCGGCCAGACCGCGCAAGCCGGCATCGGTCACAACGGTGGCCCGGCGCTGGATAAGGAAGCGGGCGGCAAGGCGCCGAAGGATGCCGCGGATAAAGCCGCCACCGAAGATATGGCCAAGCGCGCGGCGCCGGAAGCACGCCTGAAGGCGGCGTGGCAGGACTGGCTGGCGATGGAAGCACCGGTCATCAGCTGGCTGTTGGTCCGCTCACTGCCGAAGTTCACCATCATGGCGAAGGCGGCCGGCGATGACCCCGCACAGGCGGCGGAGGACATGGCGGCTGCGATGCCATCCAGCGACACCGTGCATCCAGGCAAGCCCGTCACGCCGCCGGGGGCCGCCGCGGCGGTATCCGACGCACTCGGCGATGCCATCGCCACGGCTGTCAATTCGGCCGACTGGGCAACCATCCAGGCCGCGACCGCCGCCGTGCTGCGCGAAGCCGCCGTCGCGAACGTCACCACCGGGATTGACCAGGTGCAGCCGATGGTGGCCGGCATCGTGGAGAAATCGGCAACGCCGATGATCGATGCCACCAAACTCGCGAATCCGCGTGCCATCGCCTACGCCGAGGATCAGGCCGCCAGACTGGTCAGCGGCGTGGAGGCTTCCACCCGGAATATGATCCGGGCCACGATCGTCGCCGCGCAGCGGGACGGCCTGACCACCGCACAGGTGCAAACGGCGATCGAGAATTCGGCGGCGTTCTCGGCTGAGCGGGCGGAAGTCATCGCGAAATATGAACTGAAGAAATCCAGCGTGCAGGGCAACCTGATCGGCTGGCGCGCGATGCAGGCGCGGCTGGGCATCAAGATCAACAAGCGCGCCATCCTGGGGCCAAATGAGGCGCATTGCGCGGTCTGCCTCGCCTGCGTGGCCGAGGGCGCGATCCCGGTGGACGATGAGTTCGTGGCCGGCGACGGCGCGCCGTTCCACCCGCGTTGCGAATGCACGATCGTGCCCGTTGTCGATACGAAGCAGAAGCCGGCGTCGATCGCCGTGGTGGACGCTGGGGACCCGATGGCGAAAGCGGTGGGGCACCACACGCACGGCCGCTTCGAAGGCCCAGGCTATGAGGACTTTACCGGCGGTGAGGGCTTGTGATGGCCGATCCAGTTAGAATAATCACATTCAACATCCACGATTATGTTCGAGTGAAACTCTCGCCTGATGCTCTTTTGCTTTGGAAGCAAGAGGCGGAGGAATTACGAACGGCTTATCCGCAAGATGCCAATGCGTATCCCGATACGCCGCGTCTTGATGCGGATGGTTATTACAGGGATCAGCTTTATAAAATCATGCATTTGATTGGTCCCCTATGCGTAATCGCCGGCTTTCCGATCGAGAATTGTGAGATACTGCTGGAAATTAAGCCGTGACCGTCACCGCGCCGGATCTGTGGGACGCGCCGCCAGAGACATACCAACGCACCCTGATCAGCAGCGTCTTCGGACTGGACCGGTCCACGGCGCTGTTTATGAAAATGCGGATGTCGGCATTGCGGCACATGAAATGTGCCATGCGGCCGGAACACTGCCGGTTCATCGCCAGCACCTGTCACGTCGATCCCGATGTGCTGACGGGGCAGCAGCTTGCGCACATCAACCGACTGGCCTGGCGGTACCGGTACCACCTGCCTGCCGTGGCGCGGCCGACGCGCGATCCTGATTCGGAATTCGCGTCTTGAATGCCATTCCGAACCAACCCTGAAACCGAGGACACAACGATGACCGCCGCTAATTTCCAGTCCTGGTATGATTTCTGCGAACAGCCGGACAATGACGGCCAGAAGTTCCACATCACCGAAGGCGATCCCGGTGGCGCCACGGTTTACGGCTGGACAGAGGCAATGTGGGTGCGCGTCGCGCCGCTGCATGGCATCACCGACGTGTCGCTGGCCGGGTTCAAGGCGCAGACGAAAGACACGTTGATGCCGCTTTCACGGGCGCAATACTGGAACGGCATTCAGGCGGACCAGATGCCGAACGGAATCGATGTGTTCTGGACGGATTTCCAATTCGGCTCAGGCGGCGCCACCAAGGCGCTGCAAAAGGCGATTGGCTTGCAGGCGGACGGCATCGTTGGGATGCAAACGCTGGGCACCCTGCGAATAGAGCCTGACAAGACGCGCCTGCTGGACACACTGCTGGTTGCTCGGCTGGCCTATTACGACGCCTGCGGTTTCCGCACCCGGTGGCCCGGCCTGTATCGCCGAGCGAGGGTTGGACATGATTTGGCGCAAACGATCGCTGCGGCATCCGCCCCGAAGCCGGCGCTGGTGACTGTGCCGAAAGGGCTGACGTGATGATCGAAAATTTCACACTCGAAGACCGCGTTGAAAGCAACGCCGATATCGCCGATCTGATCGAGAAGATATTCCAGCGGCCATGGGATGCACCGAGATGACCGCGGGCGCCGGCCATGGCACCGTTATGAGGCCCGCTCATCCAGGCGAGCCGGTGCCGAGTCCAGTCCCGCTGCTGGACCCTGCGCCAGGGGTTGATATGGGGAAGGCCAAAGGCAATCCCCGTGGCAGTGGCTTCGCCCGCAATGCGAACGACTGGTATGTGGAGCCTCCCTGGGCCGTCCGCGCACTGTTCGACGCCGAACCGTTCTCAGGTGTGGTGTGGGACCCGGCCTGCGGCCGCGGAACGATTCCGCGCGTCGCGAAGGAATACGGACTGGCATCGTTAGGCACGGACCTGGTCGAACGTGGGTTTGGCGGCGGCGGGACCGATTTCCTGCGTCATTCGCCCGCAACGGACAATATCGTCTCCAATCCGCCCTATCGGATCATCGGTGGCTTCACCGCCCGGGCGTTGACCTTGGCCAAGCGCAAGGTGGCGATCTTCGCCCGGCTGGCTCTGCTGGAAGGACGGAAGCGCGGCGCCTGGTTTCCGACCACGCCATTCTCCCGCGTGCTGGTGTTCAGTGCCCGGGTGAACTGCCCTCCCGGCGAGTCCGCGCCCGCGTTCGACGCGCCGATCGAGGATTGGGGCCTCGGCGGCGCCATCCCCTACGCCTGGTTCATCTGGGACCATGCGCACACGGGAGACGCCCGCGTCGGATTCCTGCCGCCACCGGGCCGCCAGACCAACTGCATGCGGCTCGCGGCCTGATGGCACACCGGAAAGTCAATATCTGCATCAGCGTCTAGGACGCCGGGTGCCTCACTGTCGTGTTACAGCGAGAGATCGACCATGTGGAGAAGGTGTTGCGGATCAACGGTGAAATGATGACCGGGGAAGAGAGGAATTACACGAAGCTCTATCGGTCACAATTGGCCGGGTGCCTCGCTGCTGTTTGGAAGGTCGTGAGTTGACTGGTGGATGATCGGGCCGCGTATCTCGCAGTGGCGTGATCCCTCAGAAGTTTTAAGACGATCCTAAGACGCCGTAAGAGTATCCAGGGCGGCGCCCGCCCGCCCGGACCATCCATCGGACCCGAAAACGTCCAGCCCGGCCTCAGGCCGCCCCTTTACGGGGGCCGAACGTCAATCTGATTCCCATCTGATCCGCCGCCTAATCTGGCCTCCTATCCCGGAGGCTTCATGGCGTTCATGCCGATCACCCGTGTCGATACCGCGAACCGCATGGTCTGGGCACGTCTCGACGAGACGCCCGGCCTATCCGGCCATGTCATGGACTATGACGCGTCCAAGCCGTTCTTCACCACATGGTCGGAGCGGATGGCGAAAGCCTCCGGTGGCGCGAACCTCGGCAATGTCCGGGCGATGCACTCCCGCAAGGCGGCCGGCATGGTCAAGTCGTTCGATTGTGACGACGCAGCCAAAACCATGCTGTTCGGCATTTACATCTCGGATGATGCCGAGCTCGAAAACTGTGCTTCCGGCCTCTACACCGGCATCAGCCCCGGCGGCAAAATGCGTAAATTTGTCGCCGGCAGTCAGATCCGTTTCGAGGCTCGGCCGGACGAACTCAGCCTGGTCGATGCGCCGGACAATCCGAACGCCACCTTCATGACGATGAACAAGGCGAGCGGGATGGAGGAAGCGGTTCCCTTCGCCCCGATCGCCGACCTGGAAGCGATCGTCGAGGCGATGGCGAAATGCGCTTCCCCCGGCCACCTGGCCGGCCTGGTCCTCTCGCTGCCCACCACGACCATCGTCCGTATGTTCGGCAACGATGCCGAGCGGGCGCCGGAAGAGGTGATGGAGAAACGGGCGTTCTCCGCCGCCGATCGGCGAGATGCGACAAAGAACGGCGTAGCCCTGCCGGACGGCAGTTTCGCGATCGTGAATAAAGATGACCTGGCGGCGGCGATCACCGCGATCGACCGCGCCAGCGACGGCCCGGCCACGCGTGCGCATATCATCGCCCGGGCCGAGGCACTGGATGCCGTCGCCACGCTATCGGACGGCTGGCGCGGCGCGATCGTGCCGATGAAGAAAAGCATGGATGAGGTCGGCGCCTTCGCCCGCATCCTTCAGGACGTAAGCTGGCTGGCGTCCAACGTAACCTCCGAGGCTGCGTCCGAGGGTGATGGCTCAACCGTGCCCGCGCAGATCGCGGCATGGCTGCGGGCCGGCATTCCGATCCTGACCGCCATGGCCGGCGAGGAAAGCAACGAATTGCTGCAACGGGTCATGGCGGGCGTGGCGGCATTGCCGGTGCTGGCGGTGGCACAGGATGCCGCCGAGGGTGCGGTTGACGACACCATGGTGGTCCTGGCCGATGGCGTCGATGTCATGGCCAAAGCGGCCGGCATTGGCCGTGTCGTCTCGATGGCCAGTGAGCTGGCGCAGCTTCGCGCCGCCCGCACCGAGGACATGGCGAAATTCGCCGGCGACCGCGCCAGCTTTGAAACCACGCGCGCCACACTTCAGGCCCGCGTCACCCAACTGGAAGCCCTGCCGCGTGCCGGCGGCGCCTCGGTTCGCGCGGTCTCCAAGGAAAGCGACGGCGTCGAGCCACCGAAAACAGATCAGGCCCGTGCGGCGGTGGACGCCATGCCGGCCGGTATCGACCGGGCGCGCGTCGAGATGTCGCTGGCGCTCGGCGTTCCCCAGGCCCTTCTCAGAAACAGGACGATTTAGATGACTCTCGCACAGCAGGTTACCGCCGATACGATCGCTCTCGTGCATGCCGCCATCAGTGGTGGCGGGCTGGAAGAGATGATCAAGGCCGCGGGGTTTACCCAGCCGGCCGCCGGTTTCGGTGGGCTGCAGAACTT